GCTACAGCAAATCAGCGGGGCAGAAGGAATTTCGTTAAAAGAAGCCGATGCACTTATATTTTATAATTGGGGGTTTTCAAATGTGAAATATGTACAAGCCAAAGACCGATTGACGACAATGGACAGGAAAGAAAATACTGTTTACTTCATTTTGGCAAAAGGAGGTATCAACGAAAAAGTTTATAAATCACTTCAAAAAAAAGAAGATTATGTTTCATCAATATTTATTAAAGAATATGGCATCAAAATTCCAAACAAAGCTGATACACCTATACGAAAAAAACGGGTATAAAGTGATAAACTTAATTCGAGCAGGTGCAAATGGTTATCCCGATTTAATTGCCTTAAAGGATGGAAAAACTATTTGGATTGAATCTAAAGAGTTAAAAGACCCATTCAAAGAGTTGCAAAAATTCAGGATAGATGAATTGATAAAAAATGGTTTTGAAGCAGGAGCAGTAAGAGCTACTAAAGGTTTAATTTATGGAAACTTAAAATTATGGACACAATAAAAATCAAAGATTTCACAATCAAACTCGAACTAAACACCGTACAAACATCGCCAAATGGTAGACCGTTCAGATGTTCAGGACTTCGGAAAAACTTGCAAGCTCCAAGCAAATGGATAAACAAAACAGAGTGTTGGCAATGGATATACTCTTTTATTTATTTGGACGAAAATGCTGGTTTTTTTGAAGTTGAAATTGATTATGACAACAAATTTTTACAATTAATAAAACTATGAAATCAATAAGACAAATTGCAAAAGAAACAGGATTGGATTATGACAGAGTCTTTAGAACCGTTCGCAAAGAAGGTTTAGTTATTCCAAATAAAGAACGTGGAAACGCAACAAAAATAAAACTAACCATACACCAAGAAGATTACATTCACGATGTTTTGTTTTATAGTGGTTATTTTACTGAATTGACTTTAGAATCTAAAATGAACAGGCCTAACTTCGACAAAGAACAATTTGAAGAATTTAAGAAAAAAACTTATGGATTTAAGAAGCTTACAAAACAAAACGAATAATGAAAGTAGTCCCTGAAGAAGTTTATGACAAATGTTTGTCATTAATCGATGCGGAATGTTTGAAATTTAAAAATAATTTGTAAATTTGAAATAAAACTATGTTAAATATCCTTTGCAAAAAAGATAAATTCTGGAGAAAGACCGCATTTATAATATGCAAGGATAAAATGTTAGCAGACGATTTAGTGTCGGAGATGTACTTAAAACTGTTTGATTGCAAAAAAGAAATAAACGATTTTTATGTTATCAGGACTATTCGAAATTTATTCTTAGATTATATTAAATCAAAAAATAATGTTTCAATTGATAATTTTTATAACTTAGCAGAAAATAACAATACCTTTGAGGCAGACGATTATGAATTATCTATTATTCAAGATTGTGAAAAATTATCATATCTTCAAAATGGATTATTAAAAGAGAGTTACGATTTATCAGTTAGACAGATTTCAGAAAAGTACCAACATATCAATTACGGTTTGATACATAGGGAACTTGATAAAGCACGAAAAACAATTTTAGGAAACGATATTGATTTATATAAAAATAAACGGTTGAAAAGTAAAAAGAAATAATTATGGACTCAATCAAATTCGCAGAATGGCTGGCTGAAAATCATTACAGGCTTTACAATGTTGAGAATAAAATTTATTACTGGGTACGTAATAATAATTTTAAATTCAAAACAACAAAACAACTATTTAAAAAATGGCAAAAAGAAAACAATCAAAAGGATTAGGCGATACAGTAGAAAAGATTATTCACGCTACTGGGCTGCAAATTTTTGTAAAAGGAAAAGATTGTAACTGTGAAAAGAGAAAAGAAAAGCTAAACGAGTTGTTTCCGTATCGATTTAAGGCACGATGTTTGACAGAAGATGAATATAATAGCTGGAAGGAATTTAAAGCAGTACGAACGCTTACAATAAGCAGAGAGCAAGTAGATTATGTTTGTGAATTATATGCAAGTGTTTTTAATAGACCAATTTGGTTTCCGTGTGCTTCTTGTAGTCCAAAACCTTTGATTTCAATGATTGATAAATTAGATAAAGTTTATGAAAGTTATAATTAGCATTTGTGCGATATTCCTATTGATAGGATGTACGCCAGAAGAACAAAAGGATTGTGTATGTGGAACAGTTGTAAAAGTTGAAGGAGTTGCGACACAACCAAAATATACAGTAAAAAATGATTGTGATGGTTCATTACATACTTTTGAAAGCAGGTATGAATTTTTAACGGTTGGAATGAGAACTTGCAATTAGTTAACTAATTTATACTGATTATGGATAAGAGAAAAGATAATAAAGGAACAATAGGAAATAAAGGAGGTCGTCCATCGGTTAAAGATGAGTTGAAAGGAGTTGACCTTGCTAGTCCTCACGTAGAGGAATCTTTTGAAGTTCTTGCATCTATAATGAAAAGTCCAAATGAAAATTCTAGGGATAGGATTGCATCGGCTAAATTACTTATTGAGTATGCAGTTGGTAAACCAAAAGAAACAATAGAAACAACTCACAATCTAAACAACTTCGACATAAAAGAAATGTTTCAAATTGATAAAGATAAATAGAAAATACAATTTATTAGGTAGCGATAGCCGATACTTTATTATTTCAGGGGGAAGAGGTTCAGGAAAGAGTTATAGTATTAACTCTTTTTTGGTTTTACTAACTTACGAAGTAGGACACGTTATCCTTTTTACACGGTTTACATTAACATCAGCTCACATTTCAATCATTCCAGAATTCATTGACAAAATTGAAACTGCTGGACTTCATAATGATTTCTACATTACCAAAGATGAAATAGTAAATACGAAGACAGGGTCTAAAATATTGTTTCGTGGTATTAAAACATCGATGGGAACACAAACAGCTAATCTTAAATCATTGGCTGGAGTTACTACTTGGGTATTGGATGAAGCGGAAGAGTTAAATGATGAAGACATATTTGATAAAATTGATTATTCAATACGTCACAACGTTAAACAAAACAGGGTAATACTTATCTTGAATCCAGCAACAAAAGAACACTTCATCTATAAACGTTTCTTTGAACAAAAAGAAGTGCAAGAAGGTAGTACATTAGTAAAGAAAGATACTACTTACATTCATTCAAGTTATTTAGACAATTATAAAAACCTTTCGGAATCATTCCTTGACCAGATAACCCAAATAAAACTAAACAATCCAAAGAAATACGAACACGTTATACTTGGTGGATGGTTGGACAAAGCCGAGGGCGTTGTCTTTACTAATTGGAAATACGGAGCGTTCAATCCTGATAATTTACAGACTTCTTTTGGGCAGGATTATGGTTTTTCTATTGACCCTACAACACTTGTTGAGGTTGCTATTGATAGGAAACAAAAACGAATTTACTTAAAAGAGCATTTATACAAGCCAAAGTTAACCACGTCCGAAATAGCACATATAAACAAAACAATATGCGGTCAAAAACTAATAGTTGCCGATAGTGCAGAACCTCGTTTGATTGATGAATTAGTAAAACACGGCTGTAGGATAGTAGGCACAACAAAGGGAGCAGGTTCTATAAGTGCGGGGATAGCTATAATGCAAGATTATGAACTAATAGTGGAGGGAGAAAATATAGGCAAGGAATTGAATAATTATGTTTATACCGACAAAGGTAGTAAGTTGTTCCTTGATGCCTGGAATCATATACTTGATGCAGCACGGTACAACATATCATATAATCTTACAGGCGGTTTCAATCACGACATTCGATAATAACAATAATCAAAAATAATAGTTTAATAGTATGCGCATAACACTTCCAGAATCCATACAAGATATAACCCTACATCAATTCCAATTGTATAATGAACTATTGGAGCGAACTGATTTAGACGAATACAATTTCAACAAAAGAAAAATTCAAATCTTTACCGGGTTGGAACGCTCTCGAATTGATTTGATTAGTTCACAAGATTACAAAGAAATCACGGAACAGATTGATATTGCATTAAATCAAACAGTGGAATTTAAACCTACTTTCTTTATAAAAGATGTTGAGTTTGGTTTTATTCCTAACCTGGACAAGATAACACAAGGGGAGTTTATAGATATTTCAAAATATGGTACTGATGTAAGTGAAATGCACCGTCTTATAGCGGTGTTATTTAGACCAATTAAAAATAAGGACACTTTAGGAAACTATGAAATCATAAATTATCAGGGCACGGAACAGTATGCCAACATAATGAAGCATACACCCTTGTCAATTGTTAATGGTGCATTGGTTTTTTTTTCGAGTTTAGCCAACGAATTAGTGAGTTATACACAGAAATATATGGCAGTGGAACAAGTGAAGGAAGTAGCGCTGCCGATTACTTCGAGAAATGGGGGTGGTATGCTACGATTGACGAATTGGCTAAGGGCAAGATTTGGAAAATGGACCGCATCTTGAAAATGAATGTTCACGAAGTTCATTTATTTCTTTGTCACAAGATTGATAAGCAGAAATTGAAAGCCAAAATAATGAAACAAACCAGTAACACAATAGAGTTATGAACCAACTAACGCAATTATATTTATATTTGAAACAACTTGCCGATGCTGACGATTTGGTAAACTCGGTAATGAAAACAGTGGATATTGATTTGAAAAAAGAGGTTATGTTTCCTATGGTTAATATCAATATTGTATCAGGTTCATTTACGAATGGAAGCACGGTACAGTTTAATATCGAGTTGGCTTGTTTTAATCAAAGGGATATAAACAAAGAAATAAATACAGACGATTTCTGGGGACAGGATAATGAAGTGGACAACCATAATTTATGTGTTGCGGTTCTTAATCGTATGTGGCTGAATATGTACACTGATTTTGAACAAAATAATATAACATCAAGTGAAAACCCTACATTTGAATTAGGTTCATTTGAGGGTGCAAAATTAGTTGATGGGGCAAGATTAACATTTACAGTTGAAGTTCCGAACACGGATTTATCATTATGTCAGTAGTCGATGAATTAAATAAATTCGGTGCTTATGTACAACAACAAGCCAAAAGCAATCTTTCAAAAAAGAAAAAGAAGGACACGTCTAAACTTTACAACGGCATTAATTACAAGGTTACACCGACAAAGGACGGGGCAATTTTAGCATTTGATTTCAAAGATGCGAATGATTATTGGGAGTTTGTAGATAAAGGAGTAAAAGGAGTTTCGAGCAGTTCAAAAGCACCGAGCAGTCCTTTTAAGTTTGGAACTGGTACAGGTAAAAAAGGCGGTTTGACAAGTGGAATCAATGGTTGGGTTTCACGTAAACGAATTCAATTTAAAGACAGGAGGACAGGGCAATTTCTATCCTATAAATCAACTGCCTTTTTGATTATGAGAAGCATTTGGAACAAAGGATTAGAAACAACCAGCTTTTTTACCAAGCCATTTGAAGCAGCATTTAAAAGATTACCAGATGATATTTATGCAGCTTATGGATTAGAAGTTGAAGAACAAATTAAAATAGCATTGAAATTATGATTAAATCACTTTCGCCATATTACTTAAATATTCCTTGGGTTAGTCCCTTGACTTCTGCCGTGTGTACTGCATATACTTTACGTGTTTATGTTTGGGATGGACTTAAAGCATCACCGCCAGCAACAGCAAGCTATACAATGACAAAACCAAATTTAGCCACTTCTTCAGGAACCGATAAATTGGATATTTCACAATTGATAAATGATTATATCGATTTTGAACCAAACGGAAACAATCAAAGATGGGTTAAGACAACTGTTACTTATACAACATCAAACGTATTAGATTTAGACGTGGCACAATTACCTACGACTAATTTAATGGTGCAAGGGTATGGCACTGGATTAGATGGAGAAAACGCACAAACGCCAGTTAATAAAATATTGATTTCTGGCACTGACTTTAAAGTATTCCGAAATGGATATTTTAATTTTCCATTTATCATAAGCGAGTCAATTACGGTAAGTGTAACCGTTAAATCATATCCAAGTTTAAACATAAACGATACATTTACTTTTTTACCTACTCAAAATAATTCGAGTTTAGTCAGGAATATATTAGTTGATTTATCTTTAGCTTTAGGGGATGAAGTAGTCGAGATAATTTATAACGATGTTGTTACTACATTATTGGTAACTGACGAATGTAGATACTCGCCTTTAGATATTGCCTTTCAAAATAAAGAGGGTGCTTTGCAGTTCATTACTTTTTTCAAAGCGAAAACGGAATCGTTAACAGTTACAAGCGAAGATTTCCAAACAGACAGAGGACAGGCAATTGATGGGTTTCATCAAATGGTAACTTATAACGTTCAGGGAAATTCAAAGTTTAAAATGAATAGCGGATTTGTTGACGAATCAATTAACGAAACTATGAAGCAATTGTTTTTAAGCGAAAGAGTTTGGCAGTTTGATGGAACAAATTATATTCCTTTGAAACTTGGATCTAAATCTTTGGAGTACAAAACACGAATGAAAGACCGATTAATTAATTATGAAGTTGAGTTCGAATATGCTTTTAATGAAATAAACAATCAATAATGTTTGCAAGTTTATATATCGGAAATGATAAATTGGATTTATTCAAAGATGAGTCTGTAGAACTTTCGTCGAGTGTTGCCAACATAAATGACATAACTAAAAATATGACTGATTATTCAAAGTCATTCACTGTTCCAGCAACACATAACAACAATATAATTTTCAAACATTATTATAATGCCAATATCGATAACGCTTTTGATGCAAGGATAAAACACTCAGGCCGTATTGAGCTATATGGATTTCCTTTTAAAACTGGTAAATGGACATTGAATAAAGTTAGTGTTAAACAAGGCCGTCCAAGTTCGTATACTATTAATTTTGTTGGTAATTTAGTTTCGTTAAAAGACAAACTGAAAAATTACGAATTAAAAGACCTTGACTTATCGGCATACAATCATAATTATAGTCCAGCAAATGTAAAGACAGGATTGACGTCTTCTTTGTTTAGTGGTGCGGTTGTTTATAATCTATTCGTCAAGAAACAATTGTATTATCGTTCTGGAAGCGAAAACATCAACACAGAAACGCTTGCAAACATAGCCTATACAGGTGGGGCAAATACGGGAGTTAATTGGGATTTGTTGAAGCCGTCAATTCAGTTAATAAAAATAATTGAAGCTATTGAGAACGATTTTAATATTACTTTTAGTCGTGATTTTTTTGGAACAGCACAATTCCAAAAACTTTATTTATGGGCGAATAATTCAACATCATTGGCTAATAGCAATGAAGTAAGAATTGACTTTACAAACATTGGAACAATAGGTAGCAATGGTGGGACTTTGGATTTAGTTGAAGACACATTTACGGCTGGAGGAAAAAGAATTTATGGATTAGTTAGAATTACACCCAGTGCTGGATATGAAACCGTGCCTTATAAAATTGAAAGAAAGTTAGATGGTAATCCGTGGGGTGCTTATTCAGATTTAACAGGAACAACTGATACCTATTATACAATTAATAGAAATAGTCCAGCAAAACATTCTTGGTACGTTACGGCAAACGATGAATTTAAGTTTAGTTCAAGATTAACAATTGAATTTGATTATGAATCTTATAATGGGGTTGCTAACTTTCCAGAGCAAACAATTTCAGGACAATTCAATTTAGCAATGAATTTTCCTAAATTAAAACTGATTGATTTTTTAAATGGCTTGTTTAAGATGTTTAAATTAGTTGTGATAGCGGATGATTACGATAACATTTATATTGATACGTTTAATAATTATTATGCACAAGGAAGCATTTATAATATTTCAAAATACGTAAAAACTGATAGTTTAGAGGTGTCACGTGGTAACTTATTAAATGAAATTAATTTCTCATTCAAAGAACCAAAGACATTATTAAATAGCCAGTTCAAAACAAACACAGGGCAAGGATATGGCGATGAAGCTACATTATTAACAGACGACGGAACGCCAAGCGGTACCCCATTAGAAGGCGATAGTTTAGGTATTGAAGTTCCTTTCGAGCAAATTATTTATGAAAGATTGCCTGATTTAAACGACAATTCGCTTACAAATATAATGTATGGGGGAATTTTTAACGACAAAATTGAACCAGTTAGTCCAGACGTTCATATATTTTACAATATAAATACTGCCATCGGAAGTAAAACAATTGGATTTATAGATGATTTAGGCACAAAAACAGAGTTAAGCGAAAACATAAACACACCATCTCATTCAGTAGATTTTGTTATCCCTGATTACAACTTGAATTTTGGAATAGAAAATAACGAATGGAATAATGTTGCAAGTGAAAATACATTATACTTGAATTATTATAGGAATTATATTGAATCAATTTTTAATATTAAGCGAAGGTCGTTTTCTTATAAGGCAATATTACCTTTAAGGCTATTATTAAAATTAGAATTGAACGATGTTTTAAACATCAAAAATAATTACTATCGAATAGACAATTATAATTTGAACTTATTGACACGAGAAATTACATTGAATTTGATAAACTCATTTGATTTGGTATTGGGTGCAATGACAACAACCACAACAAATTTATTTGCAGATAATACAGCGCAAACACAATCAGTTTATGTTAATAATTTAGGAAATTCATTGTTTGATGTTGATGGCGTTTCTTGGCTATCTTTGACTTATGAAGGTAATAATGTTTACTATTCATTTTTAGAGAACACAACAGGAATGGACAGAACCGTAAATACAACAATTACCAATACGGAAACTTTGGAAGTAATAGAAATTTTAGTAACTCAATACGCTTAATATGATAGCCGATATTATAAAATTATTGCAGTCAAATCCATTTTATGGTGCTGGTAAATTTACCGAGATTGCAAAAGGACAAAATGAAATTGATAACTACTTTAGAAAAATATACAGAAAATGGCAATCGAAAAACAAATAAATATTGTAGTTAAAGAAACTGGATTAGATCAAGTGCAAAAGCAAGTTAACAAACTTGATGCATCATTAGAAAATTTGAGCGATACCAATAAAGGTGTAGCTAAGTCTATGGGGGAAAGTTCTAACGCTGTACTTGACAATGGTGGTGCAATGGGATTGCTTAACGATGCTACAGGTGGACTTGCAATGACGGTTAAAGACGCAGTTGAGGCAAGTGTATTATTTACAAAGTCACAGAAACTTTCTGCAATGTGGCAAGGAGTTTATACGACAGTTGTGGGAACATCTACAGGAGCAATGAAAGCATTTAGAATTGCTTTGGCAAGTACTGGAATTGGACTTATAGTTATTGGTTTAGGGTTGTTGATTGCTAATTTTGACAAGGTAAAAAAGGCTGTAATGGCTTTTATTCCGGGACTTTCAATTGTTGGAGAAATATTTACAAAATTAGTTCAAACAGTTACGGATTTTGTTGGTGCTACTTCGGATGCTTCCAGAGAATTGGATAGATTAGGAGCACAAGCCGAAAGTACTTTAGCAAAAAATAAATTTGCTTTGGATGCTTATGGAGATACTTATGACCAATATACTAAACGTAAAATAGAAGCTAATAATAAATATGCACAACACGTAAAGGATATTAATGAAGATGAAACTTTAAGCGAAAAAGAAAAGCTTGCAAGATTAAAAATACTTCGTGAAACTGCTAACCGTGAAATTGACAAAGCGGAACAGGATAGGGTATTGGAAAGAAATAAAAAAGCAAAAGAGGCACAAGACAAACTTGACGAAGCAAATAAGGCGGCTGCTGAAAAAGCGAAGCAAGCAAAGATAAAAGCCGATGAAGATGCAAAAAAAGCACTTGACGAAAAAATAAAAGCAGACGCACAAAAATCATTTGAATTAAACGAACAAGCTAAACAAGACGCATTAGATGTTGAGGCATTTCTTGACGAGGAAAAAGAAAGAAAAGCAGATAAAGAATTAGAAGATAGCGCTAACAAGTATGCCAGAATGGTTTATGATGCTGAGCAAGAAAAAGCATTAGACGAAAAAAGGAAAGCGGATAAGATATTAGCCGAGCAAACCACGAAAGATGCACTTATTTTGATGGCTGAAAGCACCGCTTCAATCTTTGACAGCTTGGAAGCGTTGGGATTGAAAAAATCAAAAGCCGCACAAGCTATTAGAAAAGGAATTGCACTTGCTCAAATAGCAGTTGATACTGGAAAAGCGATAGGTTCAGCAGTTGAATTGGCTGCAAAGGCAGGGGTTGCAGCACAAACAGCCGCCCCAATGGTGCCTGGCATAGGAACAGTTGCAACAATAGCTAGTTATGCAAGTTCAGCAGCAATGATATTTTCAAACGTTGCAAAAGCAAAACAATTGTTAAGCGGTGGCGGAGGTGGCGGTGGTTCAACAGGCGGTAGCGGAGGTTCAGTACCAAGTGCACCATCATTCAATTTAGTTCAAGGTACTAGCAGTAATCAAATAGCACAATCAATCAATACACAACAACCAATTGAAGCTTTTGTAGTTTCCAAAAATGTTTCAACAGGTCAGGAACGTGATAGAAACATTATTAAAAGCGCATCGTTGTAATGCGCATTTTTATAACAATAAATAATATTATCACGTTTAACCTATAAATAACTATCAAAATGAAAATAGAAGAAATAAAATTAGCGTTTGAAAGTAATCAAAAGTTTGAGTTGGCTTTGATTGATGATATTGCAAAAATGAACAATAATTCAATGACTATTTTAAAAAATGGTGATAATGCGTGGAAAGCGTATCAGGATTATTTAACAAAAGCAGACGCTCCTTTTAAAAGAATGATAAGTGCTTATGATGCGGTAACTAGAGTTGAAGGGGATAGTAAAGCATTAGCTGCAAAAGTAGAAGCAACTGCAAAAGAATTAGGCATATCGCCAAATCAAATAAAAGGTTATGACGCTTTAAATGCAAATGCAAATACAGCAAAAGAAATATGGTCTACAATAGCAAGTTTTAAAGACCCAAGTTCATTCCAATAATATGAAAACATACCAAGCAAAATATAACCCACTTACCAACAAAGGAGTTTATGGAATTTCTTTAGTTGAGAACCCAGCAATGGAGGGTTTGTTTATTGCGTTGTCAAAAGATGAACCTTTGCAATTAAAAGAGATTGACAAAGAACAACGCATTTTGATGGGTTTGGTATTGGAACCTAACAAGCCTATTTACAGAAATCAAAACGGAGAGGAGTTTAATATTGTTTTTAATGAAGAAACTATTAAAGACTTGTCTTATGGTTTCTTTAAAAATAATTCACATTCTAATTCAACTATCGAACACGACATCGACCAAAACATTAAAGGCGTTACGTTTACTGAATCTTGGATAGTTGAAAATCCTGACATTGATAAATCAACAAATTTTGGTTTCAGTTATCCAAAAGGTAGCTGGGTTGCGGTTATGAAAGTTGATAGTGATGAGGTTTGGAATGATTATGTTAAGACTGGAAAAGTACAAGGTTTTTCAATCGATGCAATGTTATCACTTGAAGAAGTAAATTTAAAATCAAATATAGAAATGAGTAATACAAACACGTTATTAGAAAGAATTCTTTTAGCACTTACTCCAAAGCAAGCCGAAGTAAAACTTGGCTCAATGAAGCTTATGGATGGAAGTGTTACTATTGAATTCGAAGGCGAAGAAATGAAAGTCGGTGACGCTATTTGGGTAACCGCTGACGATGGAACAAAAGTTCCTGTCCCAGTTGGAGAGCATCCATTAGAAGACGGTACTATTTTAGTTGTAACCGAAGAGGGAATCGTTGGAGAAATCAAACCAGCAGAAGCACCAGCAGAAGAAGGCGCACCAGCACCAGTTGTTGAAGCTGAACAAGACGGCAAAGTTTCAAACGATGCTAAAATTGCAAGCGAAATCGAAAGTGCAATTAAATCAATTTTGATTAAATACACAGCGCAAGAAAATAAGATTTCAGACTTGGAAAATCAAATTGCTGAATTGTCAAAACAACCAGCATCGAAACCAATTCAAGGCACACCAGTACAGGTTGACTTTTCAAAAATGACACCAAAAGAAAGAATTTTAAACACAATTAACAAACACAAAAATTAGATATGGCAACTACAGTAACAGTTACTTCTAACTACGCAGGCAAAGAAGCTGGCGAAATAGTTGGGCAAGCATTTAAGGAAGCGGACACAATCGCAAAAGGATTTGTAACAGTTTTTCCTAACGTGAATTTCAAATTGAATTTACGTAAAATCGTATTAACAGGCGGTAAAAGAGAATACACTTGTGGGCACGTTCCAGCGGGTGCAATCACTTTGAGCGAAAAAGTTTTAGAGCCTAAAAAATTCAAAGACGATTTTGAAATCTGTAAAGAAGATTTTAGAGCACAATGGAGCGAAGAAACTATGGGGGCAAGTGCTCACAATGATAACGCACCAAAAGACATTATGGATGCTATCCTTGTTGAAAAATTAGGGCAAACTGCCGAGGAGTTGGATGACAATATTTGGAACGGAGACGGAGGAAACGCAGACGAATTTGACGGTTTCTTGAAACTGTTTGCAGCCGATGCAACGGTTATTGATGTTGATATTCCAGCAGCTACAACTGAAACAAATGTTGAAGCTCACTTGAAATTGGCTTTGAATGCAGTGCCAATTGAATTGAGAAGAAAAACTTTGAAAGTAGGTGTTTCGCCTGACGTTTACCAAGCTTATAACTTCCTATTGGTTTCAAAAGGAATTGTTAACGGATTGGGTGGCGATGCTAATACAGCAATGAAAATCGGTAAATACACATTGGATGAAGTAAACGGATTGCCAACAAACACAATCGTAATTGCCGAGCCTAAAAACCTAATTTTTGGAACTGGTTTGTTAGCAGACCATAACGAAGTTAGAATGGTTGACCAAGACGAAACGTTGTTGAACGGTAAAATTATCGGTACAATGGTTTACAACGCTGGAGTAAATTATTACAACGGTGCTGAAATCGTTTGGGCGAGAGAGATAGCATAGTTAAATTAGAAACAAAGGGGAGTTAGTTCTCCCCTTAAATAATACATATATAATTATGGCAGTATGTGATTTAACAGCAGGAAGAGTTAAGGCGTGTAAGCAATCTTTAGGGGGTGTTTCTACTTTGTATCTTTTTAACTTTGTTGAGGATCCGTTTACAGTATCGGCAGGAATTGCAACAGCAATTAATCCTTTGCTTACTACGGTTTTTGAATATGAATTAGAAGGAGATGGTAACAATATTTCAGAAAGTCAAGTACCAGACAGAAACACTGGTACAACGGTAAACACTCAAACAAGTACTTTTGTTTTGAAAAAGGTAGATGCTACGACATCGGCTCAAATGAATTTACTAGCTTATGGCTTCCCAATGGCAGTTGTAAAAGATAGAAATGGAATTTATCACGCAATCGGAATTGATGATGGTATTGATTTTACAGTAGTACAATCTACAGGTGGGGCAAAAACAGAACTGAACGGATATACATTGACAGGTGTTTCTACAACAGGAGCTTTAAGTCCTAAATTAGATACCGCAACAGTAGCAGCATTTTTGGCTTTGGTTTAGATATTTTTATGATTAGTAATTAAAACCCGTAACTTAATTGATACGGGTTTTAATTTTATAATTAGCATAATCACAGGCAACATCGATATTATTTATGCCACTACAATTATCTTTTTTATATGTAATAGGCTTGTAATTAATGCCTGAGCCAAATTTGTAAAAAGGTTGTAATATAAAAAAATACGGATCTTTTGTTTTGTCTAAAAAATCAAACAAATCTTTTTGAGTTTTTTTAAAATCAGATTGCGCACTTATTAATTCTTCTTGTTTTGAATTAACATTGGCTTTGTTTAAAATTACTTTTACTTTAAATAAATCTTTAAAATTAAGTCTTTTTATTAATTCAATTTTATTTTTTTGGTTTAAGTATTTTTCAAATTTATACATCAACTCGTTATAGCAAAAATTAACGCTAATTTTTGAATCAATACATTTGGTATTGTATTTTTCTATTTCTGATTTAAAAAATTCTGCTTCCATAATGCAAATATAACAAAAAATGTAATATTTAGTTTAATAGTATGATACATTTATTACCATCAAACACAACTCACGAATTTAATTTTATCCCTCGTTTTATACCGAGTGATGAACTTGTATTGGAATTGTACGATGAAACATTACAGACTACTCAAACAATCGACAACTTGTATGTTTACGCAAACGGATTAGCAACAATGACTTTTGACTTAATTTGCACCGAAAGTCAAAAGTTTCAGTTAAAAATATTAGAAGGCACAAACGTAATTTATAGAGACAAAATATTTGTGACTTCGCAAAATACGCAGGAATTTAAAGCAACAAAAGACCATTATTACTATGAGTAACGATATAAGATTATTGCAGTTATCCAATTATGTAAGACCAAAATTACAGGAGAACAAATCTAAAAACTGGGTTTTGAATGGCAAGAATAATGAATTTTACCAGTACATTATTGACCGCTTTAATGGTTCGCCAACTAATGCAGCAATCATTGACAGCTACTCCAATTTGATTTATGGCAATGGATTGCGTTGCAGAAATAATAATACAAGCGCATGGGTTAATTTCTTGTCAATTTTAAGACCAAAAGAAATTCGTAAAATAGTATCCGACTTTGAATTGTTTGGAGAAGCTTCTTTTCAAGTTATAAAAGCAAAAGATAAAAAAAGTTTAGGTTCAATTTACCACATACCAAAACAACAAATTGTACCATCATTAGAAAATGAAGAAGGTATAATAGAAGGGTATTGGCATTCAAAAGATTGGAGTAATACGCAGAAATATCCACCTACTTACTATCCATCTTTCGGAGCTTCAAATGAAAACATCGAAATATATTGTATAAAACCATACAAGGCAGGAAAAAATTACTTTAGTGATCCTGATTATTTAAGTGCTTTGCCTTATGCCGAAATGGAAGAGGAACTGGCAAACTTTTATATTAATTCAATCAAAAAAGGATTGAGTGCTGGATATATTATAAACGTTCCAGATGGTGGAACAATGACACCCGAAGAAAAAGACGAGTTTGAAAGAAAGATAAAAGCTAAATTGACAGGTTCGCCAAACGCAATGAGTTTTGTTTTGTCTTTTAATGGACGGGACGCAGAAATCACAATCATACCGTTTCCCGTAAACGATGCCCAACACAAGCAGTGGGAATATTTAACAGGTGAAAGCAGACAACAAATAATGACGGGGCATAAAGTTGTAAGTCCAAAATTATTTGGGATTATGTCAGATGGTGGTTTTGGAAACAATGCCAACGAACTTGACGAAGCAGAAGCACAGTTAATGAAAAGGGTTATACAACCAAAACAGACACCAATAATTGAAGCATTCGAGGAGGTAATTAATTTTTATGGCATAATGTTGGATTTATATTTTGCACCGCTTACAGAGCCTAAAAGTGTTCAGTTATCGGAGCAAAAAAAAAAGAATGATTTAGATTTATTTATTGAGGCTGGAGAAGTTGAGGATTTAAGCGAATACGACTTAATAGATGTTGAAAAGTATGATGAAAATTCAGTTCCTTTAAATTTAGCAAGCATGCCAAGTAATTTACCATTAGCGCCAAGTGAAATTGATAATGACACTTTTAAAGTTAGATTTGAATATGCAGGAAGTTTGAATCCACAAAGAGAATTTTGTAAAAAAATGATAACCGCAGGACGGGTTTTTAGACAAGAAGACATAGAACTTGCAAGTAAAAAAGCGGTTAATCCTGGATGGGGCCCAGAAGGTGCAAACACTTACGATATTTTGAAATATAAAGGCGGTGGCGATTGTCATCATTTTTGGCAAAGAAAAGTATATTTGAAAAAATCAAATAAATACATCACAATTGAACAAGCTCAAAAAATGATACGTGGATTAAAAGAATTAGGTATTAAAACCGAAATTCCAAAAAGCACCGAACCATTAAGCACGGTTAAGCCAATGGATATGCCTAACAACGGATTTTTAAAGAAAAGATAAAATGGCTGAGATTTTATTCATAACCCCCGAAGAAATGACCCGTTCCACTATTTTAAGTGGAAACACGGATACGGATAAGTATATTTTCTGTATTGCGGACGCTCAAATATCGGTAATCGAGCCGTTATTAGGTTCGATATTGTACGACAAAATCAAAGCAGACAAAGAAGCCGATACGTTGGCGGGCTTGTATTTGGAATTATACACCGATTTTATAAAGCCAATTACTAAAAATGAAGCGGTGGCACAGTATATAGAAATTGCGTCTTATACGGTAGATAATGGTGGGGTTGTGAAGCATACAGGCGATAAAATAGAGGTTGTTTCAAAAGAGGAATGCCAGTATTTAGCTGGTAAATATCACAATTTGGCACAAATGTATATCGGACGTTTCAATAAATGGATTTGCAAAAACCATTTAACGGAATACCAACAATGTCAAGACGAGGTAGATGCTCAAAAAGTAAAAGTAAGTTTCGGGTGGAAATTATAAACGGATATACTAGAAAGTGTAAAGATAGCGTTGGAGGTGTTCGTAAAGTTTGGCTGTGTAAATATGTGAAATATTCACGAAGCCGAATTATCACAGACGGCAATATATTAGTTTTATTTCCTGATACTTTTATTTATTCATTTCATAGTGTTGAAGCCTCAAACGCTTCGGAATCAATGGAGCAAAACGAAGGCGGAAAGTTTTTTAATCAAAGCATTTCTTTGGCTTTTCAAGGAGCAGACCCAAAAGAAATTGAGTTATTGCAAAATATAGATTTTAGAATTTTATATCTTGACAATAATGGCGTTTACAAGATTTTTGGATTATACAACGGGATGGAGTCGGGAACAATAACCTACGAAACTGGAGGTGCAAAAAGCAGTTTAAATGGCTTTAAAATAAATTTTACAGGAAGAGAAAAAGAGGAAGCTGTTTTTGTTCAAGACTTAGAAACAGTTGGTTTTATTGAAGAAGGAATAATAACTGAACATAATTTATTGCTACAAAATGAAGACTTTTTTGTGTTAGAAAATAACGATAATTTAATTTTACAAAATGGCTAATAGAAAATTAACTGTATTACCAGAGCTTACATCATTTGAAGATGATGACTGGGACTATGTAGTAGATAAATCCGATATATCGGAAAGCCCACAAGGGACAAGTAAAAAAGCAAGGAAGTCTACTTTGTGGGATTATATTCGTTCTAAAACAGATGCTCGTTATGGTACGGTTGTAGAAATTGTAAATCAAAGATATGCAGGAGCAGGACAAAATTATACGCTTCCAAATGGTGCAATTGCAATTGAGGGGCATATTAATGATGCTGTTCAGTTTCCAGAAGACCCCTCTTATATTTCTGATTTAAACACGTTCACACAAACAGATGCTACCGTAACTTTTAAAAAAACAATTATAGCAGGTCAAAGAATTAGAATAAAATTTTATATTTAAACAAAAATGAAAAAAATACTTTTCTTATTATTATGCACCGTATCAATTTACGGACAAACATCAACAGGACAGGAGCAGGAGTTCGATTATGGAATTAAGAACAATTCGCTCCAAACAATCACGACACCAACCTACATTGGCACGTTTGGAACAGATGGCACTCAAGGTAAAATTCCAAGTGCTTATATCGCAAAAACTGCAGCCGTTCAAGATTCGTTAAACAAAAAAATAAACTTGCCAACTGGATTTTTGCAAGGTTTACAATTGTCAATAAATGCTGACCCTACTAAGTTCAATATCGCAGCAGGGTATTATGTGGTTACTGATTTCACTAATTTGACACAACCAGTTGTAAAAATAATTAACTATGCAGGAGCAACAGGATTAACCCCCGCTTATTTAGCAACTTCAAACAGCACTTACATTGCTCTTGATATTAATGGAGCGGTTGTATCAAGCGCATCTCCATTTACCGATGCTCAAAGACGTACGCTCGTTATTGTCGGTAATGTGGTACATTCAAATAATACCACTATTAATGTTACAAATGAAATAAAAGCACCTATTGTAGCCGTTGGAAATCAATTGCACGATTTTATGAAAGCAATAGGTTTCTTGAATGAAAGTGGAAATGTCTACTCTGCCAATGGTGCAAACTTACAAATTAACAAATCAGTTGGAGATATTTTTGGAATGGGTATAAATGCATCGGATTATTTGAGTCCTCACAAATTGACAATTCCGAGTCAAACCGCTTTGACTTTTGCATATAGATTTCAGAATGGTACGCAATTATCCGATACGCAAAATATAAACCCAAACATTTACGATGTGGGTGGCACATCAACTGCCACACCATCTAATAAATGGACAATTCAACGTATCAACTTATTTCAATCAGGACTATCACGCATACAGCCTGGACAAACTGTTTATAATTCGTTTAACGATGCAGTTGTAGCCTTACCAACACAACCTTTCGTAACTGAACAAAATATCGCTGATAACGCAGTATTTAGATGTTATTTGATAGTTCAACAAGGGACAACTAATTTAGCGAGTGCGGTTGCTGGAGGTTCAGCTCAATTTGTGCCAGTAGATAAATTTGGTAATATAATTGGTAACGGTTCAGTTGCTTTGACTTATAGTAATATCGTAGCAGCGTTGGGATTTACGCCAGAAAATGTAGCGAATAAAAGCGATAGTTATACCGTATCATCTTCAACAACTTACGCAAGTACAAAGGCTTTGGTTGACGGGTTAGCAACCAAGCAAAACACACTTACAAATCCTATTACGGGCACAGGAACAACAAACTATTTACCAAAGTTCACAGCGAGTGGAACGGTTGGGAATAGTAATCTTGTAGATAATGGGACAAATATAACATCATCATTACCTATAATAAGCCCTAGTTTTTCATTTCAAGGGACAAATATAACAGAGCCAGCAAACGAAAGTAGTTTTGCTCAAATTAAATTACAGCCAATTTCAGGAAACAAAGATTTAGTGTTTCAATTCGCACCAAGCGGGACATCGACTACGTCGGTTATGGAGTTCTATTCTTCATCTTCTCTTACATTGACAAGTAGAGTCACTTTTAAAAATACAAATAATGTCTTCAAGTTAGGTGGTGACGCAGCAAATGTCCCTTTAACTTTTGTCTTTTCGAATACTGAAAAAGCAAGGTTTGCTCCGAGCGGAAATCTATTATTAGCAACAACTACAGACGACGGTACAAACAAACTACAAGTCAACGGTACCATTTCAGCAACTGGTGGAACAACAGCAAATCAGGTTGTGGTAAAAAGTCAGTTGGATGGGAAAGTAAGTTTAACTGGTAACGAAACAGTTGCAGGAAATAAAACTCTTTCAGGAACTACTACTCTAAACGAAACTATAATAAGGGAAGGTTATCAACTGAAATTTCCAAAAGGAGTAATGTACCAATCAAGCGTTGGTACTAATGCTTTGACAGATAATAGAACAGTGTCGTTCCCAGATGCGTCTGGAACCATTGCTTTAGTAGAAACTGTAAAACCTTACAAAGTTTACACAGCGTTATTATCGCAAACAGGAACAAGCGCACCGACTGCAACTGTTTTAGAAAATACTTTAGGTGGTACGGTTGTTTGGACAAGAAGTACTATCGGTCAGTATGTAGGAACTCTTACAGGAGCTTTTACAGACCAAAAAACAATTATATTCGTAAACCGTTCAAATCCATCTGCTACAGCTTTTGACACTAACATGGCTGCGAATGTTATAAATATTAACACAGTAGGCTATACTACTTTTTCCAATTCTGCTTACGTAGATGGGCAGACAAATAGCGCTTCAATTGAAATAAGAGTATATAATTAACTTTAAATAAATAGATATGAGTGATTTTTTGAAATTAAATCTTAACGACATCTTGAAAGGGTTGTTAATGGCTGTCTTAACGCCAGTTGTAGTAATTATACAACAGAGTTTGGATGCTGGTTTATTTGTTTTTGATTGGAAAAGCATTGGAATTGCTGCATTAAGTGGCGGCGTTGCTTATTTGGTTAAAAACTTTTTTACCCCAGCGAGTAAATAAAAATTTTTCCCATCATTTATTTGGTGGGAATTTTTTTGTATTTATTGAGAATAAATTTTTACCCCAAATGGCATTAAAAAGAAACACAGAATTTATAATGGAAGAAAAAATTGACCGTTTAGAAAACCATTTTAGAGTTTATAAGTCTGATAATGAAGACCTAAAAAGAACAGTTAAAAACATCGAAAACGCACTTGTTGGCAGTAATCTAAACGGGAACAAAGGAATTGTTAATTTGCTTGATGAAGTTGATAAAAGGCTTGATGAAATGGAAAAAAGGCAAATTCTTTTTGAGGAAGTTTTTGGAGGGTTTAAGTGGTCGGTTGGTACAATTGCTACAGGTATAGTTACTTTTTTTATATGGTTTTTTACAAAAGATAAATAATGAAAACAAGTGATATAGGCGTATCCTTAATCAAACACTTTGAGGGGTTACACGATGGAAATTTAAAAGAAATCGGATTGCAACCTAAAAAATGCCCTGTTGGTATATGGACAGAGGGGTACGGGCACGCAATGCGAGATGCAAAGGGTATTTTTTTGAAAGGTGCAAAAATGCCTATCGCCACAATTAAAAATGAAATACAAGCCGAATCGCTTTTATCAAAAGACCTTGAAGCATTTGAGTTATTAGTTATTCGTAAATTAAAACGAACCGTTAAACAAAATGAATTCGACGCATTGGTTTGTTTTGTTTATAATTGTGGGGTTTCGCAAACTTTATTTGAAATGGTAAACAATCAAAATCCATTATTAAAAACGTGGTGGACTTCTCACTATATTACTGGAGGTGGCAAAATATTAAAAGGACTTATCGAAAGACGAAAAGCAGAAGCAAAATTATATTTCCACGAATGAAAAGTTTATTAGCAATTACAATACTATTTATGATTTTTGGTTGCGGTACTCGTAAAACAGATACGCAGCAACGTGATAGTATATATGTTGAAAATAACTACTCACAAGGCTCTAAAATTATTTTAGGAAATACTTTTGTTTATAAGCCATTTGACGTGCTAAAACCTATGGTAATTCAAGGAAAGGAATATAAAAACGTTATTATTTCAAATGATAAAACTATTATTAAAGAAAAGTGGAATAATAGATACATTACCAAGACTATCATAATTGAAAAAACAAAACAAACGACTAAAAACAATAATTGGATATTTATCATTTTAATCGTTTGCGGATTTGTATTTTTATATTTTTATTTGCCAAAACTCAAAACGGGCATTTAGATTTTGGAATCACTTCAATAAAATCATTTATGCTTGATTTTTTATAAAAATTTCCTGCTATAAAATACCCAACACTACCTCCATTTTTAGTACATTTTATTATTTTACCTGTTTTACAATTAATCACTTTTTTACAAGTTGAAATTTTATAATTTGGAAAATCTTTAAATTGCCATTTAACTAAGTAATTTACTTGCACAATCATATCTTAATCATTTGATAGTTAATTAGTTATTGTATAGCATTATAACTGTTAGCCAATAGTTACCAGCAATGCCAAACCGACACCGCTAAAACAACCGTAATTGTGATTTAAAGTCATTAAAACGCTTTTCTTGTTTCTCATAATATTCTTGGTCTATCTCAAATCCCACAAAGTTGAACCCGCCTTTATACGCTGCTATTCTACTACTTCCGCTTCCTAAATGGGTGTCTAAAATCAAATCATTTTCTTGAGTTTTGCAATACTTAAACATCCATTCATAAACGTAAATTGGTTTTTGTGTTGGGTGAAACCTGTCTAAATCCATACTTGACTTTCTAATTATTTTAGCAGGTTTATCAAGCGAAGTCCAAACTAATTCACAAGCTGAAAGCGTTGGCATATCCTGTTTTTTATCCCAGCAAACAAAACCTCTTGTATTTGGTAAAAACTCAAGAAAAT